ACCCTATCGGCGGGCTTTATTCTTTGGAAGATGATATTCAACCAAGACTTCAATGCGTTGGTTATTGCAACTAAAGTAACTGTTGCAAAGAACTTAGTAGAGAAGGTTAGGGTTATGCACGATTTACTTCCTATTTGGTTAAGAGATGGCTCATCTGCCGCAGTAGAAGATAATAAATTATCACTTAAATTAAAAAATGGTTCTCAAGTAAAAGCAATTGCATCTTCACCTGATGCCGGACGTTCTGAAGCCCTATCCCTATTAGTTGTAGATGAGGCTGCATTTATTAGAGATATCGATGAAATTTGGTTATCAGCACAATCAACTCTATCAACGGGTGGTTCTGCAATCGTATTATCAACTCCAAATGGTGTGGGTAACTGGTTCCATAAAATGTGGGTTGAAGGAGAAAGTGGGGCAAATGGTTTCAATTGTATTAATTTACATTGGACTGTACACCCTGAAAGGAATCAGTCTTGGAGAGATGAACAAACTCGTATCTTAGGAGTTAAGGGAGCAGCGCAAGAATGTGATTGTGACTTTATTGGGTCGGGTGATACTGTAATCGACCCGGCATTATTAACGTGGTATAAAGAAACGTATGTAATGGACCCGGTTGAAAAAAGAGGATTCGATGGAAACCTTTGGATATGGGAGCATCCAAATTACAATAGACAATATATGATATCTGCCGACGTGGCGAGGGGTGATGGTTCGGATTATTCTACATGTCAAATAATTGATATAGAAGATTCATCGCAAGTTGGAGAATATAGAGGAAAGATAGATACAAAAGATTTTGGTAACTTTTTAACAGCATTGGCAACTGAATATAATAACGCATTATTAGTAATTGAAAATGCTAACGTTGGTTGGGCTGCAATTCAGCAAGTAATCAATAGGGGATACCCCAATTTATTCTATATGAGTAATGATTTACAATATGTGGATACTGAAAGACAGATGAGTAACAAATATTATAGAGAAGAAAGAAGTATGGTTGCTGGATTCTCTACAACATCCAGAACCCGCCCTCTAATCATTTCAGCATTAGATAACTACATTAAAGATAAAGATATCCTTATTCGTTCTAATAGATTAATAGATGAGTTGTTTACATTCATTTGGCAAAGTGGTAGAGCTGAAGCAATGAAGGGATATAATGATGACCTTACAATGGCATTGGCAATCGGACTTTGGGTTCGTAATACTGCATTGAGATTAAGACAAGAAGGAATTGATTTGACAAAGAGTATGTTAAACTCTACAACTATCCAAAGTAACACAGGAGTTTACGCTTCAAATTGGCAACAACAACGTAATCCATATGAAATGGAGCTGGGTAGAGGAGAAACAGAAAACTTAACTTGGTTACTTCGTTAATTTTTATATATTTATATGTTGAAACTAAAATAAATTAAAATGTTAAAATTAGGCGGATTAGTAAATTTACAACCATTGAAAGAAATGGATAATCCTTGTTGGAAAGGATATGAAATGGTTGGGACTAAGAAAAAAGATGGTAGAGAAGTACCAAATTGTGTACCTATCAAAGAGGTCGATGAAAACGAACCAACTGAATATGATGTAGAGAACGGAGAAGATATGAAAGAATTTGTTCAGTTTATGAGAGAATATACTCAATATCTTGCTGAAGCAAATTGCAATTGTGTGTATGAGGCTGAATATCAGGGTAGAAAAGTTAAGTTGGGTAAACCAATGCAAGGCGATGTTAAGAAATTTAAAGTATATGTTAAGAACGATAAAGGAAACGTTGTTAAGGTAAACTTTGGTGACCCTAATATGAGAATTAAAAAATCAAATCCCGATAGAAGAGCATCTTTCAGAGCAAGACACAATTGTGATACTCCAGGACCAAGATGGAAAGCAAGATATTGGTCTTGTAGAAAATGGTAATTTATTTGTTAATATCAAATAATTTCCATATCTTTAAACAAACTATAAAATAACAAATGGCAGATACATCATTTTTCGGTAGGTTACAAAAACTTTTTTCAACAAGAACCATCGTTCGTAAAACATCTAAGGGTGTTAAAGTGATAGACACTGATGAATATCAGAGTATATCCACTAATCTCATAGATAGATATAATCGAATGCGCACTCCACAATATAGTGGTGGACTGATAGAATCAGCAATGGCATATCAGCAGGTTCGTATTGATTTATTCAGAGATTACGATGGAATGGATAATGACCCGATTATATCTTCAGCATTGAACATATATTCGGATGAAGCAACGGTTAAAAATGAATTAGGTGATGTATTGAAAATTAATTGTGCAAACGAAAACACAAAAGAAATACTTCATAATTTATTCTATGATATTTTAAACATAGAATTCAATTTATGGCCTTGGACACGAAATTTAGTTAAATACGGAGATTTCTTTTTACAATTGGAAATTTCGCCTGAATTGGGTATTGTAAATACAATGCCGTTATCAGTATATGAAACGAGCAGAGTTGAAGGATTTGATATGAATAATCCTCAAAGAGTAAAATTTGTTTACTCACCATTTCAAAATCCTAATAGTATGCTATCAACCGCATCTGCTAAAAAGGAATATGAAAATTATGAAATAGCTCACTTCCGTTTATATTCGGATTCTAATTTCTTACCATATGGTAAATCTATGATTGAAGGTGGTAGAAGAGTTTGGAAACAATTAACGCTTATGGAAGATGCGATGTTAATCCATCGTATTATGAGAGCACCTGAAAAGAGAATCTTTAAAGTAGATGTTGGTAATATTCCACCAACCGAAGTTGATAACTATATGCAAAAGATTATCAATTCATCTAAGAAAGTTCCATTCTTAGACCCTAATACGGGTGAATACAACTTAAAATACAATATTCAAAACTTAATCGAAGATTATTATATGCCAGTTCGTGGTAGTGATAATGGTACTAATATCGATACATTAAAAGGTTTAGAATATAATATGATTGACGATATCAATTACTTAAAAGGTAAATTGATGGCAGCATTACAAATTCCAAAGGTTTATTTGGGATATGAAGAAGATATTAGTGGTAAGGCTACGTTAGCAGGACAAGATGTTCGTTTTGCAAAAACAATCGAAAGAATACAAAAAGTATTAGTATCAGAATTGACTAAGATTGCAATTGTTCACTTATATGCACAGGGATTAGATAAAGCTGAAGATTTAGATTTTTCATTGGAATTAACTACTCCATCTAAAATTTATGAGCAAGAAAAAGTTGAATTATACACTTCTAAGATTGCATTAATTACTCAAATGCAACAAACTAAAATGTTCTCTAAGAAATGGATGTATGATGCAATTATGAATATGACTCCAGAACAACAAGATGAATTAACAGTTGATGTAATCGAAGATACTAAACAAACATTCCGTTTAACATCTATTGAAACACAAGGTGTTGACCCGGCAAAAGAAACGGGAACTGAAGAACCTACTAATGTTGAAGAAGAAATTAAAAAAATAAAAAACGAATTAGAGGAAGAAGGAAAAGTTGGTAGACCCGCAGACCCGGTTAGATATGGAAAGGATGACCACCATTTGGGTAGAGACCCATTGGGTATTAAGAGTTTAAAACAAAAGACTCAAAGGGAATCCAAAGAGATATTCAAAGATATGTTGGGTAATAAAAAGACTATTTTGATGGAAGATTTGGATAAAAAGTAATATTCCACAATAAAAGTATATTTATATCAGAGAAATTAAATAATTAATGAAAAATATTAAGCACTCCAAATTTAAAAACACAGGATTCATTTTTGAATTATTAGTTAGACAAATTACATCAGAAATAATGTCTGGCACAACTAATTCAAAAGCGGAAAAGATATTGAAAGAATATTTTTCTGCAAAAAAAGAACTTTCAAAGGAGTTAAAATTATATCAGTATTTGATTAATGAAAAATATAATTCAGAATCAAAGGCAGAAAAATTTGTTGAAACAGTATGTGAGGCTCGTAAAAGATTAGATGAGCAAAAACTAACAAAAGAAAAATATAATTTAATTAAAGAAATTAAACAAGTCTATAATATAGATGAGTTTATCAAATCTTCAATTTCAAATTATAAAAATCTTGCATCTATATATAAAATATTTGAAGCGGCTATTACTAAAGAATCGTTTGAACCAAAGGATATCGTTAATTCTAAATTTACAGTTGTTGAAAGTATGATTAATTCATCAATTGAAAATAAAGATAAAAAAGTAAACGATAGAGTATTAGAAGAATATAGAAAGCAAGATGAAGAAGTTAGAATGCTATCATATAAAATGTTAGTAGAAAACTTCAATAAAAAGTATAATAACTTATCAGCTGGTCAGAAAAACTTATTAAAAGAATATATTAATAATATAAATAATACCGGCAAACTAAAAGAATATGTTAACGAAGAAGTTAACAAATTATCAGAAGGATTAAAACAAATCGGTTCTAAGATATCTGATAAGGTTACTAAAATTAAATTAGCTGAAACAATTTCAAATATCAAAAAAATCAAATCAGTTAAAAAATTAAAAGAATCACACTTATCTGCGTTGATGATGAGTTATGAATTGTTAAAAGAATTAAAAGATAGTTTAAATAAATAAAAATGGTAAATTATAGAGCATTTAACGCAAAATTGGTAACATCTGGTTCTGCAACTTTAATAGATAGAGTTTGGGGAGTGTTGCCTGTAAGTGGTGTGACTGGTACAATTACATTAGAAGGTGATACAACGATTTCATTAGCACATTTAGCAGCAGGAGAAGTATTTCCTTGTCACGTTAAAAGTATTTCAGTAACCAATGGTGGTTCTGTTTATGTATTAGCTTAAAACTTACCAAAATGCCAGCAGTATCAAAAGCACAACAAAAATTTATGGGAATGGTTCATGCAGCTCAAAAAGGTGATATGGAAACCCCATCTTCCGAAGTACAAAAAGCTGCTGATTCAATATCTGATAAAGATGCAAAGGATTTCGCATCAACTTCACATAAAGGATTGCCTGATAAAGTAAAAGAGGCAATTATCAAAGAACTTCGTTCAGTTAGAGCCATTCAAACCGATTATGCAAAAGTAATCGATTCAATGGAAAAACATTTGCAAGCATACAAACAATCCAAAGGTACTCCTGCTGAAAAACAACACATCCAACAATTAAAAACGTTAACGGCACAAAAGAAAAAATTAGCAGCTGAATTAGATGCTAAGGTTAGTGGTATGTATAAAGATGCCGAATTGAAAGTTGATGAAATGAATACAACGGGCAACGTTGATGGATATGGTACTCCACATGCATTTGGTAAACCTGAAAATGAAAAATCAAAAGGAAAAAGACAAGCCGATTTGACTGGGTATAGTGTAGTAAAAGAAGGTTTGTATTATGTAGGATACAATAAAGGTAGAGGACAAGGTAAGGGAGTTTTTAAAGATTCTTATTCATCATACAAAGATGCTAAGAAAGCAGTAGAAAAGATTGAAAAGGAAAGAGGTGGTTCATATAATATGGTTGCTTACTATGTATCCGATAAAGATGGAAACTTTGTAATGAACGAAAACCGTTGGTTAGAGTTGAAAAGAGATGAATCAACCGCACAATCTAAAATTGGTAAAGGTATATCTAATATCAATAAGCAATTAGCAGAAATGGAAAGATTTCTTAATTGGTATGGTAAGATTAAGAATGAGAGTGGAGTAGATAATAAAAGTTATTGGAAAAGAACAAATAGTCATATTTATAGTATAAAGGAAAGACTATTAAAATTAGACCAAAAAATTAGACAAATTTCAGAATAATGAAACCAAACCAATTAAAAGAACTTATTAGACAAGTCGTTAGAGAAGAAAACGATTACCAAGAATTATTCAAAACTATGTTGGATAAGACTGGAAAATCTATTGGTTCTATGAGCGATACCGAAAAGAAGGCTTTTTTCAATGCAGTAGATAAGGCAGCAAAAGCAAAATCAGAAGGTAAATTAAGAGGATATAATGAAAACTTACCTGGAAATCAGGAAAAGTTAGATACCGATAAAGATGGTGAGATTGAGGCGAGTGATTTAGCAGCATTGAGAGCCAAAAATGAAGGGGCTCAAAAAAAAAAGTAGTTAATGAAAATGTGATTGTAGGAATACTCACAACATTAACGGTAGCTCTATTAGGTAAAGTAGTTATTTACTTTATTTATGAGTTAGTTAAAAAAGTAGGAAACTA